TCTCGGGGTTCCAAGTCACATATGGCAAGAACCCAGATGGTACACCCATTCTGCGAACAGTACCAGCGACTTGGGCGAGTCAAGACCGACAAGTCGGCTCGATCATTAAAAATAATTCAGAGAACACCATTATGTCAACTCCGAGTATATCCTGCTACATCGTCGGCATGGATATCCCAGCGGATCGTCGGCAAGATCCAAATTTTGTCAGTACAGTGAGTGTGGTTGAACGAGAAATTGATCCAATCAGCAAGAAATATACGGCATTACGTGGGAAATCGTACACTGTAGAACGATTCATGCCAGTTGCGTATAGAACAAATGCTAGTGTTGTTCAATCCGGGATTGGATATTCAAACGAGCACTAACGCGTTGGATTGGACTGCATTGACTACGATCGAGTTAATTGGTGTGACTTATTCGAGTCGTAGTATCCCAATCGGAACTAGTGATGAAATTGAGATTTCATCCTTATTGTTTAAAGTTCCGATTTGGCTTAACCCACCAGCCAAACTCATGCGTCAGAAACTTATCGAACAGATTATTACGAATATTTCTGCGGTATCCAAAGAGGATATCGACGCCAACAGTGGTCCAGATATCGCACTCATGTACTGGGCAGAACAAGACATATTTGCCCGAAATATTACAACACCTGGCAATCATATAGTTGAACTTAACGGCAACGTATTGACCCTGTTGGGCGAAGATGGTAATGTACTGGATGGTACTGGATCGCCTTATGTGTGGACTAAACTGTTTGATCTTTATGATAAATTCCGTCCAGGTATCAGCCAGATTCGTTTGAAAACCAATGATAATATGAATGACCATCAATCCGACGTTGTTGGCACCATTCAACTACATCCGACGAATTTAAATCAACTGTATTTGACCATCGATATCACGACGTTGCCGGAGAACAATCTCCCAGCAATCAACGGCATTATTGATCCTCGTGTTTCCTGGGTGTTTGTTCCGGATAATGTTGGTGTTCCAAATCCGAATTTGAAACCACTACCTGCGCCGGTCGTTGGTGATCGCTATATGATTTTGGAGCCAATTTCACCCCATACGACTTGGGGACCACTATCGGCAAGTGAGAATGATATTATCGAGTATGGTGCGAATGGTGAGTGGTTTGTTGCTTTTGATGCCAGTACAGCATTGCAGAATTATACACTAGTGAACACTAAGACTTCCAAGCAACTGACTTGGCTTAACTCGGATAAAAACTGGATCCTAACACTTGCGGGTAATTATACACCGGGATTCTGGCGTCTGGCTTTGTGATTTGACATAACATGTAGTTTCAGCTAAACGTGGGCAAACAAATGGAGGCCCGCGTTGCCTATTTTTATGATCCGCAATAAAACGACAGGCTTGTTTAGTACCGGTGGTGCAATGCCCGGTTTCAGTAAGAAGGGCAAAATGTGGACCTCTACTAATAGTTTTAGTGGCCATCTTGCACTTTTCGATAATGAACGAATGATAAGGCATTATTCGGATTGTGAATTTGTCACATACGAATTAAATGAGATTGCAACTCAAGATGTTGCTGAAACTATCATCCGCAATGATCGCAAAGAAAAACTCCGTGCTGAGTTTGGCCGAGCGTTTTCCGATTTTATTGATTCACTTGACAAGCGCAACAAGCTGGATGTCTTCCCTTGGATTGTCCGGGTAGTTGGCTCACGTTTTACTGGTGCCGTAGATGCCGGTGCAACTGCAATCAAATTGAATAAAATCAAGAAGCAAAATTACGCATCAATGCAATCGAATTATGCATTCGCATCAAAACAGGATGCCATGATGTTCCGTCTATCAGTCGGTATGGACACCATTGCATTTGACACGAAAACCTTCACTGACTGGCAGATCGAATAATCCGACAGTGACACTCGCAAATGGACTGTTTAAATGAGTAAGAATACAAATCGTATTATACTAGGTTCGACCTAAGTTGAATTTCAGGAATTCGCTCTACCTGATGACTTTTCAGTCGGATTATTCACAACAGGCCAAATATGACAGACTTCATTGCTAAAAAACTTAAACAAATTGATGGGTTATCATTTGGTACCGATAGTGTGAGTTTCCATACTATCGGCATGGTTCAAGAAAATACCGTCAATACGTATTTCAAAGATTTTTCCTTTCTTGGCCCAAGTTGGGGCAATGCTACACATCTGGATCGTGCCCATTCAGTATATGATGCCCAAGCTGTACGGCATTGGGATGATGCCTTCGTTATTGATAAAGATGATCACCAGCTAGTGGTAGACTCACTTGAGATGATCACTCGCCGTAAATCACGGTCGAGTAACGAACAATACGGATTGTTTCGAGTCGACATCAATTTTACATTTACACAAGTTGATACCCATACGGATGAATATCTAGAACTACGCAAATTCAATGCGTTATCTAAACTATCACCGGATGAGATTGTCTTCTTGGGCCTTGAACAGCAAGCGGTGTATTTAAAACTCAAATATGGTGGTGATCAAAATGATGACGAAGTACTCTTTTAGGTTGACAACCATGTGAGTTAGCTCGTATAAATAAGTCGAACGCAAAAATAAGTGTGTAGGGCAGATGTTCCGATAGCTTATTGAGCAGCTTAACATAAGCTCATTCCGGTGAGGGACATGACAAAAATTCGTATAGCTGTGATACAGCTCAATCCTACTGTCGGCGATCTAGCCGGAAATCTTTCCCTACATAAATCGTATTACGATGAAGCTGCCGCTGCTGGTGCTGATCTCGTCGTATTTCCGGAAATGTCGATTACGGGTTATCCGCTCGAAGATTTGGTCCTACGGCCAAGTTTTCTTGAAGCGGTTAAAGAGAAAACTTCTGAACTCATCGCACATGTGAATGCATCGGTTGGACCGGCGATTATCTTCGGTGCACCAAGTCGTCACGGTGAGAAACTCTTCAACTCAGCATGGTTTGCCCTTGCAAGTAACGATATCCCATCCGAATCACATACTAAGTATACGGTGTTCCACAAGTACGAGCTGCCCAACTATGGTGTGTTCGACGAAAAGCGTGTATTTGATCAGGGCAGCTTCAACAGCCCGATGCGGTTTCGCGGACATAACATCGGTGTGATGATTTGTGAGGATACTTGGTTTCCTCGCGTTTCTTACGAACTAGCCCGTGATGGCGCCGATCTACTTGTCTCGATTAATGGCTCGCCCTACGAAGACGGTAAGCGTGTGGTTCGTCGCCAAGTTGTTGCGAATCGTATCAAAGAAACTGGACTGCCCCTACTGTATGTGAATATGGTAGGTGGCCAGGATGAACTGGTTTTCGACGGTGGTTCATTCATGTACGATGGAGAGACCACTCAGGAAGCTCCTGAGTTTATCGAAGGCATAACATATTTCGAACACACTTTGCGACGGGCAAGTAATCGTGATGCTCCATACGATGGTATACGCATTGAGCCGGCACCATATCCGATCACGATGGACAAATATTTGATTGTCAATGGTCATGATACTAGTGATACATACCGTGCATTGGTTCTTGGAACTCGTGATTATCTTCGTAAGCAAGGATTCGCAAGTGTAGTCATCGGATATTCCGGTGGTGTTGATTCGGGTATTGTAGCGGCAATTGCTGCGGATGCCATCGGAGCTGATAAAGTCTCACTAGTAAGTTTGCCATCGAAGTTCTCATCGCAAGGTTCAAAGGACGATGCCCGTGAAGGTGCAAGACGCCTGGGGACACCATTTCGAATCATCGGCATCGAAAACACCGTAAACGAATTGCGTCTCGCGTATCAAACAGCCACATATATTAGTTTCAACAATGATGGTTCGTTTGATTTTCATAATAATACGGATGCGGTACTCACCGGTACGGCAGATGAGAACATTCAGGCTCGTGCACGTGGTACCATCTTGATGGCGATTTCGAATCAAGAAGGTCGAATACTTCTTACTACGGGAAACAAATCGGAAGTTTCTGTGGGCTACTCCACACTCTACGGAGATATGGCCGGTGGATTCAATCCGATCAAAGACCAGTATAAAATGATGGTTTGGGCACTTTGTCGATGGAGAAATTCACTCACACCGGAACAAGTTGCAGAGTATGGCTTCCTAGGCAAAGGCAACGTCGAAGTTGTACCTGAGGAAATCATCGTGAAACCACCGAGTGCAGAACTGCGTCCGGATCAAAAGGATTCGGACAGTTTGCCGCCGTATGAGATTCTCGACGCAATTCTACATCGGATGATTGAGGAAGAACTCAGCGTCAAAGACATTATCA